ACGAGGCCACCAAACGCCACATCACGAAACGCGCGCGCGCGCTGGGCGCGGCGGCCATGCTCCCGGAGAAATGGACGGGCGCGAAGAAGGAAGAATCGGTCCGCTCAATGGTGCTGCACGAGCCGATCACGCTGGCTGAGAGCGCCGTAGACGACGATTTGATGGCGATACGCGGAGTGACGCTTATCCGCGCCGGCTTCTCGACCAATACCGACCGCAGCGGGCGACCGCGTTATTACTCGTCTGAAACTTTGCGCGCGGCAGTCCCGGCCTTTGAGGGCGCCGTGGTGCACGTCAATCACCCGCGCGCCGATGACGAGAAGAACTTGCCTGAAGGCGATGCGATGGGCGTGCGCGGTTGGTATGAGAAAGTGCGCTTTGACGAGACGCGGGGCGCGCTCATGGGCGACCAGCTGCTCGTCAACCGCCGTACAACGCGCGACGAGCTTTGGCCGATTATCAAGGCCGCCGCCGAGCATAAGCCTGATTTGATCGAACTTTCAATCAATGCCGTGGGTCAGACGTCCCTAGGCAAGGTGGAGGGCCGCGAATCGGTCATCGTCGAGGCCATCTTGAAGGGCAAGCGCCCCAACCGGGTGGACATCGTGACCGCGGGCGCGGCAGGCGGCGGTTATTCCGGCGCTCTTCTGGCGGGGGACGACGATGCACTTACTGATTCCCTGCTTGCTGCGCTCTCCTTTGCCGAATGGCGCGCCGCGCGCCCGGAATTTGTCGAGCAGCTCAAGGGGGAATGGAAGACCGTGCGCGAATCGGAAGCCGCGCAATCGCTCAAGCGGGAACTGATGGAAGCCCAACAAAAAATCGAGCAGCTTTCTGCCGCAAGCCGGGCCGACGACTCCGAGCTGGCGAATCTTCGCCGGGAGAAATTGGCCGACGGGCTGCTGGCCGAGAGCGGCTTGCCCCACAAACTGCGGGCGGCGGTGCGCCCCGAACTCTTGACCTGCGCCGACGAAGCCGGGATGAAGACAGTCCTCACGCGGGAAAAGGCGAAATACGACAGCCTGCCGCGCGTCCCGGTTTCGGTCAGCGGCGCGGGCCAGAAGTCCGGCGGGCCGCCAGACGCCGCGCCGCAACCGGTTCATCCGGCGGTCGCGCTCATGGGATTAGACGAGAGCGCAATGCCGCAACCAGGAGAATCGGCGGAAGAGTACCGGCTGCGTAAAATACGCGGCCAGTAAGGGCAGGGTAATCCTGCCCCAACATCGCGGAGCCGTGAGCCGGACGATGAGAAAAGGATACGGCTATGGCAACTGCGATTTTAGGCAATCCCAACCTGTTCCCGACGGACACGATCATCTACGGTAGCGGGAACGGGACGAACATTCTCACAAAGGGGGACTGGGTGCAATGGTCGGGCGGCGTCATCGTCGGCCTGAACACCCAGGCCAGCCCCGCCTTCCGGCTCTCCGGCATCGGCGTGGCGCTCGACCACAATCCGAAATACGACGACCTGGGCCGGGCGATCAACAACAGCGCGCTGCCCGTCCTGACGCACGGCGTGCTGCGCGTCTCCGGCGGCTCGGCGGCCTCGCTGACCGGCGCGCCCGGATACGGCGCGGCGGTCTATCCGGCCTCGACCGCTTCAGGCATCGTCGGGCAGACGGGCGCGACCGGCGTCGGCGGCGTATGGCTGACCGCGCCGCGCCAGGCCATCAGCGCCAACCCGACCGGGGCGGTAGCCTCGGGCGTCGCCAAGCTGGTGCGGATCGTCGCCGCGGGCGACATCACCGCCGCGCAGTGGGACATCCTGTTCGACGCGCGCAATCTCGCGGTGGACTATTACTAGGCCGAGGAGATGAGACCATGAATACACAGAAGATCATCGAGATCCTCGACCCGCAAGCCGGCAAGATCCGCGAAACGATCGGGCAGCATTACACCGGCCCGGCGCTGGACGTCGAGCAGCTTTTCGCCGCGCGCCGCAACGGACACCGGATCACGCTCCAGGAGGCCTCGACCACCAACGAATTCCCGGTCATCCTGCGCGACGGCATCCGCTCGATCACGTTCGACTCTTATGCCCGCGTCCCGACCACCTGGCAGGAATGGGCCATGACCATGCCCTCCGACAAGCAGGCCGAAAACTGGGCCGAAGAGAACGACATCGGGGAGCTGCCGGTAGTGCACGAAGACACGCCCTTCCCGGAGGCTAAGCTCGATCTGGATCGGACGCTCGAAATCCGCAACCAGAAACGCGGCCTGATCATCTCCGTCACTGAAGAGATGATCCGCTTCAACCGCCTGAACATCCTGAAGCGGCACGCCGAGAAGCTGGGCCGCGCGGCGGCGCGCACGCGCGAAGTGGCCTGCTACTCGGTTGCCACGGCCGCCGGGAACTACAACCGCACGACCGCCGACAACGACATCGGCAACAATACGGCGGCCACGACTTTCAGCGCGACCGGGTTGAACACGGCCTTGACCACGCTGCGCACCATGAAGGACCGCAAGACGGGGAGTTATCTGGGCGTCAACCCGGACACGCTGCTCGTCACGCCGCGCCTGGAAATGGCGGTCAAGCAATTGCTTTTGTCGCCCTTCCTGATCGGGCCGAGCGACGTCGTCACGGCGCAGACGTATGGTACCGGCACCACCAACCCCTTCCGGGGCGTGGTCAACCGCATCATCGTCAGCCCGCGCGTCGGCTCGTCCTACCAGTGGGTGCTGATGGAAGCCAAGCAAGCCGTAATCCTGCAGGAAGTCGAAGGGCTGCAAATCCTGCAAGAATCCGCCGGTCGCGTCGAGCACGAAGGGTATTTCGTCTACGACCACGTGCGCTACCGCGTGCGCGATTGGTACGGCGTCGGCATGCTGAACGATCGATACGCGTACTTCAGTTCTTCGACGACTGCTCCGGCGGTTGACTAACTGGAATAGGGATTACCACGGGGAGCGACCGTAGGTCCGGCTCGCTCCCCCCGTTTGGAGAAAAACAGAATGGCCGATAAACTCCCCGATCACGTCAAGCTACAGAAATTCGTGGAAGCGGCGCTCAGCAACCCGCAGCACCCGGTCTACCGCCTGGGGCTGACGCATTCGCCCATGCTGCAGCACTACGCGGTCAACGTCTCGCTGATGGCCTCGCTCAAACCAGAGGACTGGTTCGCGCAGTATCCGAAATACACCGAGCAGTTGACCGAGGTCATGCGGCTGTGCGAAGCCGAAGGACCGGAGAGCGGCGCGCCTGCTCCCTTGACGCAGGCCGATCTTGACGCGCTCAAGGCGAAGATCGCGGAACTGGAAAAGCGCGTAAACCTGGCCGCCGCGCCCGCTGCTCAGGAGACTGTACCGGAGACTCCCGCCGATGACACAAGCGACGGTGGGTGAGATCAAACATTTCACCGCGACCATCGCCAGCGGCGCGCCGACTTCCAGCGCGTTCTTCCTGGGCGGATACCGCGCTTTCGGCCTGCTCATCCCGGTGCTGACCAGCGCCGCGGTTGGCTGGCTAGGTGAGAACACCGGCGGCAGTTGGACACTCTTTCGCAATACTGCCGGAGCGCAGTACAGCGCCGCCACGCCCGGCGGCACGGGCGGGATGCTCCTGGGCGCGGAAGGCTTGTCTTTCCTGGAAGGCTATCCGGGACAGGTGCGCGTCTCGGCCAATGCGAACCAGGCCGCTGACCGGAATTTCGTCTGGTATCTCAAGGGCTAAATGGCGCTCACGACCGCGCAGCAGGTGCGGCTGAGAATTTCCGACCGTTGGCGTTGGGCGGAGGAATATCGCGGCGGCGACGGGACGGCACTGAAGTTCAAGCTCGGCCAGGGCGCGCCGTTTAGCAATCTGTCGGCGCTTTCGGCCTTCGTGCCGGTCGCGGCGGGCTGGAGCGCGACCGGCGGAACGTTCGACACCGGCTTGGGCCTGGTGGAATTCTCCGGCCTGGTCAGCGCCAATTCCGCCTGGCGCGCGGAGTATCAGTGGGCCGTGTTCAGCGACGAGGAGATCGGCCAGTTCACCGCCGCCGGCGCGACCATCGCGGGCGCGGCGCTGGAGGCCGTGCGAACGCTCATGTTCGACTCACTGCGGCGGGCGAAGTGGGCCGCGCCGGACGGCACGGAATACGACGACACGGCGGCCATGGCGCAGTTGCGCGCCATGCACGCGCTGCTCCTGGACGAGTCGACCCGCGACGACGGCGCGCAGGGCGGGATCGAGAGCTGGGCCGAGCAGCAGCAATACTGGTCGTCGGAATATAGCGGATGAGCCGTCCTGACCCGGCGCGCATCCAGCGCAACGCGCTGGACGTGATCGGCAACGCCGGCGAGACGGCGACCGTGCGCCAGTACATCAGCGGCGTGACCGGCACGCCAAAATTCGGCGCGGCGACGACGTTCAACTACGTCGAGCGCACCGTCACCGGGCTTTTCGCCAGCACGCTCTTCGGAGCGCCGCGCCCGAACGAGCGCGACCTGGCAGGCGGGCAGGCGCAGAACGCCGACATGCTATTTACCACGCTGAGCGCGCTCGGCGCGCAGGACGAGATCGTTTGGCGCGGCACGGCCTACCGCGTCGCGGGCGCGGCCATGCCTGAAAATCTGGGCGGGCGCGTGTTGTTCCGCCAACCGCTGCGGCTGGCGAGCAAAACCGGGTAAGTACGGGCGGGATGACCCCGCCCGCTAGGAGCCAAAGAGCCATGAAAAATCTGAATCCCCAAACACAACAGCCCTATAAAATCCTGTGGTTCGGCGACCTGGTGGCCCCAAGCGGCTTCGGGCGCATCGGCAACGAGGTCCTGCGCCGCCTGCACCAGCGCGGCTACAGCATCCAGGCCGCGGCGCTTAATTACACCGGCTGGCCGCACGATTTCCCCTTTCACGTCTGGCCGCTCGGCGGGCAGGATATTTGGAACTCCCTGGTTACGATCGTCAACACGACCCGGCCCGACCTGCTCATTTCCTGCCAGGACTTCCCCTATCATCAGACGCTATGGAACGCCTGCCGGATCGATTTTTCCCGCGTCAAATGGGTCTGGATTACGCCCATCGACGGGACGCCCGTTCATCCCGACTGGTTGAAAATGGCCGATTACGCCGACGGCGGGATGGTCATCTCGCGCTTCGGCGTCGAAGCCCTGCGCCAGTCTGGGAAGCGCGCCGCGCTCTGTCATCCGGGCGTGAACTTGCAGGAGTTCTATCCGGCGGCGGACGACGAAAAAAAGACGCTGCGTGAGAAGGCCGGTTACGACGCGGGCGATTACGTCGTCGGCGTCGTGTGCATGAACCAGGGCCGCAAGGCCATCCCGCCCATGCTCGAAGCCTTCCACGAATTTGCGCGCGCCAAACCCGAAGCGCGCCTGTTCCTGGACATGGACAAGGTGAGTCCGGCGGGTTGGGACGTTCCTACGCTGCTGAAACAAACCGGCTGGACGGAAGCCGAACAGAAGCGCGCAGATTACCGCCAGGATTTGTTCGAGCGCACGACCGACGCGGCCAGCGGCGCGTCGCCCTTCCACCCGCTGCGCTCTCGCTACGCGCTGATGGATGCGCACATGGTCATCAGCCACCGTGAGGGCTTCGGCCTGCCGCTGGTGGAATCGATGGCCTGCCGCGTGCCGACGCTGGCGCTGGACTGGTGCAGCGGCCCGGAGATCGTCGGCGAGGGGCGGGGAATGCTCGTCAAACGGCTGGCCTACATGGAGCATGGCACCTGGGGCGGCGCGCGCGACGCCTTCCCGGACGTGTCCGATCTGATCGAAAAAATGGAAATGCTCTACGCCGATCGCGCATTGGCGGCGTACACGGCCGAGCGCGGCTACGAGTGGGCGATCCGGCAGACATGGGACGTGACCGCCGACCAGGTAGAAACTGTGCTACAATCGGCGTTGAAGCGCGAACGAAAGGACAAACCGAGCCATGAGCCTGCCCCAAGCCCTGCCCCTGACGCCAACCAACTTAGCGATACACGCGGCCCCGCGAGCCGCCCCGGTGATGGGCGCGAGCCTGAGATTGTCAATCGTGATCCCGGCCTACAACGACCTGAAGGCTCTCATCTTGTGCCTGAAATCGCTGGTAGCGACGGCGGGCGCGGAGGGGATGGCCGGCCGGATGGAAATCCTGGTGCAGGATGACGCCAGCCCGGACGTCGACCTGACCGAGATCATCGGCCCGCCGGCGCAGGTGGCGCGCAATCCGCGCAACCTGGGCTTTGCCGGCAATTGCAATGCAGGCGCGGCGCGCGCCGGGGGCGACGTGCTGTTCTTTCTGAACCAGGACACGCAGGCGCAGCCCGGCTGGTTCGGGCCGCTTATGGGGATGTTCGACGAACGCGCCTACGTGGGCATCGTCGGGCCGAAACTCGTTTTCCCGCTCGGCCCGAATGGGACGGGCGCATTACCCGGTTTGACCGCGCCGCGCCCGCCCGCGTATTCCATCCAATCCTGCGGCGGACTCTACGACGGCGGCAAAGGCCCGTTCCATCGCTATATTGGTTTCGCCGCCGACGATTGGCGCGTGAATATTGCCGAGCGCGTCTCCTGGACGACCGGCGCGGCGCTGGCGATCCGAAATAATCTGTTTGCTTCAGCGGGTCTGTTTGATATTGGTTACGGACGCGGCTATTTTGAAGACGTGGATTTGTGCGAGCGCGTGAAACTGCGCGGCTTTGAAGTCTGGTACTGCCCGGAAGCCGTCTTCACGCATCGAGTCGGCGCATCCAACGCGGCGACGGCGGAAAGTTTCCGCGCCAACTCATTACGCTTCCACGAAAAATGGGATCGGCGCATTACGCCGGACACCTCGATAATCCATGTGGCATATTGATGTGAGCGCCATAATGTTCTATACTATAGGAAGTGCTCCGGCGATGCGGAAACATCCCGGAGCGTGGCTGAACCTACACGAGAAGTCCAGCATGATTGATTCTATCCCGCATTACAAAACCTGCAAGGACTGTTCCCGATCACTTCCTGCTACAACCGAATACTTTTCACCATGCCGGAAGGGTGACAAAGTATGGCTTGCATCATATTGCAAGCCATGTACAGCCGCTCGGACAAGAATTTGGAATGCAAATAACCCTGAGCGATCTAAGGCAAGAGCAAATCAGTGGTATCAGGAAAATAAAGAGCAGCATCGAGCGAACGCAAGACGTTGGGCAGCGGCCAACGTAGATAAGGTTCGTGCCATTACTTTGAAATGCAAGTGGAAGCATATCGAAAGAAGCCGTGCTTATTCGCGTGAGTATGCCAGAAATCATCGGGAGCAAAAGAAAGAGGCTGATAAAAATCGCAAGGCTAATAACCCGGAAAGGGCCAAAGAATTATCCCGACTCCGGTATCAGCGAAACCGTGATACCTATCTGGCCCGTACAAGGAACTACCGCGCACGCAAGCGCGAGGCGGCTGGCACACATACAGCAGCAGATACCAAGAAACAATACACAATGCAAAAGGGTTTATGCTGGTGGTGTAGTTACGAATTGGGGCAGCAGTACCATGTTGACCATCGCATACCGTTAGCGCGGGGTGGCAGCAATGGCCCGGAAAACATTGTGATCAGCTGCCCGTCCTGTAATACTTCAAGACGAGACAAACTGCCTCACGAATGGAACGGACGGCTTTTATGACTTCGCTCCGCATCCTCATCACCTGCATCCACTATCCCGTCGCCTCGGGCCGCTACATGGCGCGCGCCTTCCGGCGGCTCGGCCACGACGTGCAGACGGCGGGCCATTCAACCGGGACAAAAATCTGGGGGATGGAAGTGGACGAACGATACGTCTGGAAGCCCGATTGGGAAGATGGCTTTGCTCCCGGAACGCGCCGAACATTCCATCCCGATTTAGTCATTCACGCCGAATCTGCCTATGCCGGCCATCGGATCAATGGCGTTCCGCTCATCCTGTGGGGCATGGATAACCACGTGCGCGATTATGCTAGCGCGGATTACGACGCTATGTTCTTCGCCCACTCCTGGGGCGCGCGCTCTTCCGAGCCGAACGCCTACTGGCTGCCGCCGGGTTATGATCCAGAAATGCATACCGACTTGGGCAGGGAGCGCGACATTGACGTGCTGATAATTGGCTATCCCTACAGCGAACGGGTGGAGATCCTGGCTGCGATGGATGCCAGCGGACTAAAAAATACGGTGGGCATGCTGGGCCCACTCTTCGACGAGTACAACGCGCTCTACAACCGCGCCAAGATCGCGTTGGTACGGAGCTCCTACGGCGATCTGACGACGCGCTTTTTCGAGAACATGGCGCAGGGATGCTGCGTCCTGGCCGATACCGCGCCGGACATTGACCGGCTGGGCTTCATCGCCGGGACGGACTTCTGGCCCTATGCTTCCGCGCCCGAGGCCGTCGAAGCGGCGCACGCGCTCCTGGTGAATGACCGCTGGCGCTCGCTGGCGGCGGCGGGCAAGGAAAAGGTCAAATCGTACACCTGGGACGCGCGCGCGTTGGAACTCCTGCGGCGCGTCCGAGAGTTAAAAATAGCATGAAGCTAAATCTCGGCTGCGGACGCGTGATCTTCCCGTTGGAGCGCGGCGCGCCTTCGCCCTATCCCGCGCATCTGGACCCGCTGCCGGATATTTGCTACGAGCCGGGCTGGGTCAACGTGGACAAATTCCTTATGCCGGGCGTGAACGAACAAATCGACCTGTTCGCCTTCCCCTGGCTGCGCTCGTCCACCGGCAGTCCCTGGAATGACAACTCTGCCGACGCGATCTATTGCAGCCATCTGGTCGAGCACGTTCCGCACCAGGTGAAACTCGTGCGCGCGCTGCCAGCGATCTGGCATAGGATCTATAACGAAAGAGTGGAAAATCTGGACGGCTGGTTCGTGTTTTTCGCGGAATGCTGGCGCATTCTCAAGCCGGACGGCCTGTTGTACGTGCGCGCGCCATTCGCCACGAGCAACGCGGCGCTTTCCGACCCGACGCACACGCGATACGTCACGCCCGGAACGTTCTCCTATCTGACCGGCGACAATCCCGACGCGCCGTTCGACTACCATGCGCCGCTCAAGTTCGAGCAGGCCGAGCCGGTGCTGCTGCGTTTCACCGAGGGCAACGCCGAGATCATCCAGGCCATGCCGCACGCGCTGGCCGAGAAGATGGTCTACCGCTATTTCAACGTGGCCGATGAGATCCGCATCGTGCTGCGGGCGGTGAAGGGAGAAGAGTCATGATAACGGAAATAGAATTGTCTTATTTGGCCGGCATTTTTGACGGTGAAGGTTGTGTCTCAACGGCAGGGGGACAGCAGAATATGCAGCTCCATTGTAGTGTCGGAAATACAGATCCGAAAATGTTGTTGCCTTTTGAAAATTTGTGGGGAGGAAAGATTACCCGCAATAATATCATACCGAAGCCAAATGAACGCCCATTCTATCAATGGCATATTTACTCACAACAGGCAGGGATATTCCTTAAAGAGATTTTGCCATATCTTGTGATTAAACATTCCCAAGCAGCCCTGGGATTACAATTGGTATCTCGTCCTGATTTGCGCCTTATGCGCGGTCATCCAGATATACGAGCCGAAGAATGGAAATTGCGGAGCTGGATCTGTGAAAAAATGAAGACACTTCGAGGACAATCATATCATTGGGAACCTAGATGAATATCTGTCTAGTATTTCCTCGTTCAACTTTTCTCATAGACCCGCTGGTATATCCACCTTTGGGCGTTTGGTATCTGGCCGCGCAGTTGGAAGCGCAGGGATACGCGACCGATTTCCGCGACCTGACTTGCGACCCGTTTCCCCAGGACGGTGAATTCGAGCAGGTCTGGATCAGCGCCACCAGCCCGCAGATGCACGAGGTCAGGCGGCTGGCCGGACTCACGCGCGCCTGGGAGAAAAGCGCGGTCGTCCTCGGCGGGGCTGCGCCCTGGACGAACCCCGATTCTTGCCGCGCTTTGGGCTTCGATGTGATCGTGTCGGGCGAGAGCGACCATCCGCAGACGGTCAGTCGGATCGTATCCGGGGCCGCGCGGCGCGCAACGACGCTTTCCTTTGCGCCGCCGATCACGCCCGGCCCGCTGGATTGGGCCTTGCCGCCCGTCAGGAGATGGGACGACAAATATCACGCGACGCTCCACGATCGCGAGGGGCGTCCTCATCGCACGACCACGCTCTTCACTTCGCGCGGATGTCCGATGGCGTGCGCCTTCTGCGAGTCGGGCAGGAACGGCGTGATCTGGGACCGTTCCGTGCGCTACGAACCCCTCTCCATCGTCGAGGCGCAAATCCGCGAAGCGGTCGAGCGCGGACACACGGGGCTGATGTACTACGACGACATCCTGCCGCTCAACAAGCCGCGCATGCTCTCCCTCCTGGAAGTGATGAAAAGGTACAGCGTCGTATGGCGCTGCTTCCTGCGCACGGACGTGATCTCGCACCAGGGCGGCCTGGACTACCTGCGGCAGATGGCCGAGGGCGGCCTGGTCCAAGTGCTGGCCGGAGTGGAGAGCGCCGACAATCGCATCAAAGCCAACGTCCATAAAGGCACGACCATCGAGCAGGATACGCAAGTCTTAGGCTGGTGTAAGCAGTTGGGCATTAAGTTCAAAGCGTCCTTCATCCTGGGCCTGCCGGGAGAAGACCGCGAGAGCATGGAGCGCACACGCGATTGGATTCTTACGCACCGCCCCGACCGGGTGGACGTGAACACGCTCATCCCGTTCCCTGGCACGCCTATGACGCGGCGCGCGGAAGATTATTTGGGTGTAAAATACGATGTGAAATGGGAAGAAGAACTGCCCGAGGAATTTTGGTTCAAGGGAGCGCGCGAGCACAACGAGTCTATCGTCTCCACCTCGCACCTGACGCGCCAGGAGATCACGGAGTTCCGCGACCGGTTGATGCAAGACATCGAACGGGAAGGGATACCTTATTAATGCAAATCACGATTGACGCCAGCGACTACCGCAAACTCGCGCGCCAGGCGAGCCAGGCCGAGCGCGCCACGGCCCGCGCCGCGCGCCAGGCGGTGAAGAGCGCCAGCTTCGCGGTCGAGAAGCGCGTCAAAATCGAGATGCCCGTGGACACGGGCCGGGCGCGCGCCTCCTGGGGGCACTGGACGCCGAGCGATATCGGCAAGCCGGGCAACGAGGCCAGCGCCGCCGATGCGACTTGGCGGAGCGAAGACGGCGGGCTGACGATCACGCAGGGTAGCAACGTCGGCTACATTGAGCAGCTCAATCAGGGCCATTCGCGCCAGGCCCCCGCCGGATTTTTGGACACCGCCCAACTCACGGGGCAGGTAGAACTTGAAAAAGAGTTGGGATTGATCGACCCGCTCGACCCTAACCTGCGCTGGCTGGAGTTGTAATGCAAAAAAACTATCCCTTTTCACGAAAAAAGAAGATTGTAGCCGTTTTTGAAAAGCCCGAAGACAAAACGTATATCTATTGGCGTTATGACGACGGCGAAGAATGCGGGGCTTATAATCTGATGTATCAGACTGATGCGGGTGGCATCCAAACGCTTAAGGCGTTTCTCGAAGAAGCCATGCAAGCCGACAAAGGGGCGGATAAAAACTGATGCCCTTCACCGCCCACCCCGGCGCGTTCTTCAATGTAGCCGGTTCTTTCAATGACTTTTTCGAGACGCAGATCACGGCCAAAGGGCTGCCGTCATGGATGACGAGCGCCGTCGTGAATTTTGACATGCCGCAGCAGCCGCTGACATTCCCCAGCTTCAGCGTCGCACACCTGGGAACGGAGACGCGCGAAATGGCGCAAGGCCGCGCGCTGGACGACGGCTGGCGCGGCGCGGAGCAGATCGGCTTGGCGGAAGTCTCTTGCTGGGAATCCTACGCGCGCGCCAGCGGGCTGCACGTGCGCAATCTGCGCCAGATGCGCGACATGGCCGCGCGCGTGTTCGCCACCGGCGCAGGCATCTCTATTCTGGACATATACGGTACAACCGCCAGCCCGACCGCGAACGGTACGATCATCCGCGCCAATCCCGCGCGCGAGACGCCGGTCGCGCCCGACCCAAACCCGGATGTGATGCGCGTCCGGCTGGTGGTACAATACCGCTGGCTGGAGCGAGTGACAGCTGGATAAACGATCCCAAGAGCCTGAGAGCCTGAAGGGGCGGGCGCGTAGCGTCCCGCCCTTACTAACAAAGGAGTCAGGCTATGTCAAGAGAAGTCAGGACGTTTGCTGAAGGAGCGCTGCGCTGGGCGCAGGCCTCGGGCACCGGCGGCTGGGCCACGGCCTCGGGCGCATTGACGGCGCTCATCGGGTTCGTCCAGGCCGGAACGACCTACAACTCGGCGCGCGGCGTGGCGACGGTCATGGAGCGCGGCACGGCCCATCATCACAAGGTCACGACCGTTAATGCGCAGGAACTGCAATTCACCTACCTGCAAGCTGTGACCGGCAACAAGGCCGCGCCTGCGACCGCCTCGGGCGCTTCGACCCCCCAAGTCCATTTTGAGATCAAGGGCACGGACACAGAGCTGCCGAGCGTCACGGCGCAGTATTATCAGTTTCACAACTGCGTCAAGGTCACGGAGGGCTGGACGGAAGGCGAAAACGGCAACCAGTGGCAGGAGACCTGGCGCGCGCTTTCCATGACCGGGCCCACCGGCAGCGGCTATATCGCCTGAGCCATGCCAGGGCCGGGAACGGGCGAGGTCTATGCCTTCGCTGAGGGCAAACTCTACTTATATGCCAGCGCGTCGGGGAGCACGAGCGGCAGCGGGATCGGCTTCGCGCAGAATGCCAGCCTGCGTTTCGTCTACGGCTGGCAGGAATTTCGCGGTTTCGGGCAGGTCTATCGGCGCGTTCTGACCGGGCGGCGTGCAGAGCTGGCGATCGAAACGCTCCTGGCCGACCTGACTCTTTTCCGGCTCGCCAATGCTTCCGCCGCCGTCAACGCGAAATTTGAAGGTTTGATTTCCAGCGGCGTAACGCAAAGCGCGCAATTCGTGCTGTATTCCGGCGCGGTCTCGGAAGCCAATTTCCAGCAGGCTGGCGGGGACCTGATGCGCGGGCGCTACGCGATGGCCGCCAACGCCTGGAGCGCCTTCGGGAACTAGGCGGATGATCTAACCCTGGCGCATGCCCGCCAGGGCAGGTGAGATCACCTTCAGGGAAATTACCCATGCTTAATGAGCCGATGCTGGCTACAACATTGGACGATTTGGGCACAACCCCGGTGCTTGTGACGTTGACGCGCCCGGACGGAAAGTTGATCCTGGTCCCCGTCAAGCCGCTTTCGGAAGAGGCCTTGTGGCAGCTGCGGCGCACGATAAGCAGGCCCAAACCGCCGGTCAAAGATTTTCAGAAGGTCAACGGGCGCGTGACGGAGATCCTGGACTACGACCATCCGGACTACGTGCGCGGCGTCGAAGAGGCTGACCAACTGCTGGCCCACCGCGTGCTTCTGGCGGCGGTGCAGATCGAAATCCCCGGCGAAACTGAAACTGAAAAAATTGACGCGCTCAAGAATCGCATGGGCGGATGGGCCTGGCGCGCGCTGCTGACCGTCTCCAACCGCCTGAACGCGGTGACGGAGGAGGAGATGGGAAACATCCTGCGCTCCTTTCGATCCGTTGATGCTGCTCTCCCACAAGACGATGATCCGCCGGGGGCTGACGCCGAGCCAATGGCGGAGATTGCCGCGCCTTGAACGGGCCGAAATGCTGGCCTATGAACGCTGGCGTGAAATGGAGCGCGCTGCGCTCCTGGAGCAGGCCGTCCGGCTTGGAAATGAAGCCGGACTTCTGGCGCAATTCCTGATCCTGCTAGGCGATTAAATGGCGACGCGCGAAACCACCATCCGGCTCTCGGTCGCCGACAACTTCTCCGCGCAGCTGCGCGCCTTCGCCCGCGCTATAGACGAAGGCGAGAGGGGCGTAAAAAGCCTGGGGAACAGCACGCGGGCGGCGCAGACCCAATCCGGGGACCTGCTCAAGACTCTGGGGGGCTACATCTCCGTGACGGCCATCACGGCCGGCGTGGTGGGCCTGGGCAAAGAGATCGTCCGCTTGGGGATGAATATGGAGCAGACGCGCATCGCCTTCACGACGCTCACCGGCTCGTCCGCCGAAGCGCAGCGGCACCTGGAAGAGCTGCGCGCCTTCGCCGCCAAGACCCCGTTTCAATTCACCGATTTGACCGAAGCCAGCAAGCGCCTGATGGCTTACGGCTTCACCGCCTCGGAGATCATCCCCATCCTGCGCGACGTGGGCGACGCCACCGCCGCCCTCGGCACGGGATCATTCGGCATTGACCGCATCACGCGCGCGCTGGGCCAGATGCAGACGCGCGGCAAGATCGCTAGTCAGGAGATGCTGCAGCTCACCGAAGCCGGCATTCCCGCCTGGCGCTTGCTGGCCGAGAGCATGGGCGTCACGACCGCCGAAGTGCAGAAGATGGTCGAGAAGGGCCTGATCCCCGCCGAGCAGGGCATCCAGGCCATCCTGGCCGGGATGCGCGCCGACTTCGGCGGCTTGATGGCGCAGCAGGCGCAGACGGCTGGCGGGGCGCTCTCCAACCTGGTGGACGCGCTGGAAGCGACGGGGACCAAGTTGGGGGAAGATTTAAACCCGGCATTGCGCGATACATTCGTCGCGCTCACCGAATTGACGCAAGGTTTGGACACGTTCATCTCCATCGCGGGTCCAGGTTTCTGGACGAGTGTCACAAAGGAGATCGACGCGCACCAACAGACGATCGTCGGCACGTCGCGCAGTTACGCCGATTACCGCGCCGAAATGGAGCGCACGAACATCATCGCCGGACGCGCCATCGAACTCTGGGAGGAAGGCGTTCCGACCGGTCGGCTCGTGGCAGACACGACCAATATCCTGACCGAGGCCGAATACAACCAGGCGCGCGCGCTCATCAACGTCGGCGACCAGCGCCGCGAAAGCATCGGGCTGCTGGAAGCGAATAACCAGGCGCTGTTGGACTTGCGCCCGACGCTGCAAGATCAGGAAGTTGCAGAGCAGGCGGCCAAAGAATCGCTCAAAGATTACAACGAAGCCTTGAAGGATCTGAACTTTCTGATCGCCGGGCCGATCCGCGAGGAAGACGAGAACTATATCGAGCGGCGCGACCGCATCCAGGACGAGATCGACCAGACGAAAGAGCGTTTAAACGAGTTGGCGGGCGTGCAGAGCGAAACGGCGGCGCGGGAAATGGAGAGCCTGGGGGAGCTCGAAACGAAATACGCCGAGAACGAAGCCGCGCACACCGAGGCCACGCGCAAGATCATCTTCAACATCGTTGCGCAGCAGCTGGCGAACGCCGATCTGACGCAGGAGGGCGCGGGGCATCTGACCGAGCTCGCCCGGCAGTGGGGATTGATCGACGAAAAGACTGCTGACGCGACGCAGGCTGTTATCGGCGCGGTGGGGGATGTCGCTGAATCCGGGAATTGGGATGATTGGCTGGAGCAGATCGACCTCATCACGAACGCCATCCTAGAAATCCCGACTGAAGTTCGGGTCAGCGTCCGCATCCAGAGCAATGTCCCAGGCGGGGGGCCAGTACCCGATGCGGGCATCCCGCCGGACGAAGGTCATTCCGATCTGGGTGGGGGCGGAGGCGGCGGCGCGCAGGCGGGCGGCGTCGTGATTGTCCCTAGCGAGCCGGAAATTGAGATCGGCGGAATGCGGCAGCACGGCGGCAGCTTCATGGCCGGGCAGATGATCGGCGTGAACGAATCGTGGGCGACGCGGCCCGAGGTCGTGGTGACGCCGCAGACGGGCGGATACGTCCTGACGCGCCAGGACGCCATGGCGGCGCTCGCCAGCGCGGGCAGCGTCACGATCATGCCCGGCGCCGTCGTGGTCAACGCCGCGCCGGGGCAGGACGCGGGCGAAGTCGCGCGCGCCGCCGTGACGCTCCTGGGCCGCGAACTGCGCGCCGCGCTGCGCAACGGCGCAGGGACGCAATAATGACCACGGCTGTTTTCAAGCTCGTGAAAGGTGTGAAGTCGCTCGACCTGATGGCCGGGCGCTACTTGGTCGCAGAAGATTTCGTGCCGCCCGCCCCGGCCACGCGGCCCACGCTGGCGCGCGGATCGAGCGCCAACCGGAGCGGCGCGACGCGCGTCGTCGGCGTGAACGTGGACGAGCGCGATTTCACCTTCGGGCTGCACGTCCTGGGCGCGAGCGAATGGGAGAACCGGCGCGGGATCGCCGACGTGCAAGCGTTCCTCTCGCTGGCCGGGGACGAATCCGAACCGCTCTATCTGGAATTCAAACCGAACAGCGATACGCCCGCGCCGCTGTGGGGGCAGGACGGGACGCTCTTCTACGAAATTCTGCACGGCTGGGCGGGCGTATCGGAACTCTACGCGCAGACGCGCGACGCGGCCCTGCCGCAGTGCGCCGCGCGGCTGATCGTCAAGGGCGTTGCCGTCGGGCGCAAGCAGCGGCTGTGCTCGGCCAAAGGCGCGGCGCGCGAGGACGACATCGGCAAGAACTTCTCGCGCGGCCTGGTCGTCCAGGCCGGCCCGCTGACGAATCTATTCACCAATCCGGTGTTCGGAAACACGACCTACGACACGGGTTGGACGACGGCGGCGGCGCTGGTCAGCGAAAAGAACACCGACGAGAATTTTACCTTGTTCGGCTCGGCCTCGGCGCGGTTGTACTGCATCACGACGGCCACGGGCGCATTCACGCAGAGCCTGACGCTGGCGGTGGAAACACACGTTCTCTCGTGCTATGCCAAACGCGAGGACGGCGCGGCGGTGACGGCCAGTGACCTTAAGATCATTTACGACACTGTCGAGCAGACCACGACTTTCATTTCCGTCGGCGACGGCTGGTATCTCCTGCAGGCCAGCGTCACCGGCCTGGGCATCGCGGCGGCGACGGGCGTTTCCGTCCAGTATCCGCGCCAGGTCTACGTGGACGGTTTCCAGGCGCTGGCCGCCATCGACCAGCGGCCCTTCTTCTACGGCGACCAGCTCGGCTGCGCCTGGTCTGGAACGGCGCACGCCAGCACGAGCACGCAGACGGCGACGGTGCTCACCATCACCGCCACGGATGACACGCTCCGCGAAGCGCAGGGCTGCATACGCATCGTCTGGCGTCCGCACCTGGCGAACACGGTCTCGGCCTCGCTCGCGACGCAGTATCTGTTCTCCAGCGGCGCGTCCGGCTTGAACGCCTACTACCAGGCCAGCGACGACAAGTTCTATTTCACCGACGGGACGACGACGATCAGCACTGCGGCGCAGACGTTCGGCGCGTTCAATATCCTGTTCCTGCATTTCGTGTGGGGGCCAAGCGGGATCGCGATCTACAAGGACGGCGCCAGCGCGGCCTCCAGCGCCAGCTTCGACCCGGTGGCGGCGGCGACGCTCTACCTGCTGTGCAACAGTTCCAGCGCGCAGCAGGCGGTCTGCACGGCGATGGACTTCACCGTCTTCGGCGTGGAATTGACCGCGGCGCAGGTCAGCGACGACTACACCAACCTGACGCAGGTCGCCGCCGACGTGGAGCGCGTGGGGGCGCTGCCCTGGTTGTGGACGAAGGACGGCGACTCGATAGTCGATAACTGTGATGATTCGACGCGGGATAATTGGCTCGCCGCGGGCGGCCTGCCCGGCAGCCTTCAGGCGGAAACGGCGCTAGAAGTTCTTTTGAGCAGTTTAGGCTCAGTCTGGATCAGCCTGTGCGACATAGATTACGGCAAGTTTTTGTTGCCCACGAGCTTTCTATACGTCGAGCAGAGCGGCGTGGTGGACGCCAATTCGAGCGGCGGTGAATACCTGGATACGAGCGTCAATACGGGCAGCGTCCCCGTGGGAATTACGCCGTCAGGCTTCCTGACGGCGGGAGTTTACGATCTGCTGGCAGGACGCGAAGTGATCTTCTTTGCGCGCATGATGGACGCCGGGGCGAATTTGCAGATCGCCGCCGCGTTCGATTTCGGGAATTCCGAGACCGTCACCGAATTTTTGAGCGTCACGCTGGGGGCCGCCATGCGCCTGATGCGGACGCCGCCGATCGTCCTGCCTACGATGCGCTGGTTCAAAGATTACCTGGGCGTTTTTATCACCGGCGGGAGCTCGAATTGGACGCTGCGCGCTAAACGAAGTGTGGCCGGAGCGGCGAATGTCAGCGTAGATTATTTCGCGGTCCTGCCGCGCCCCATCGTAAAAGTTTCGACCATTACCACGGGAACGCGTTTTGTTCTGGATGCGGCGGGCGCTGTTCAAATCACTAGCGGATTGGCTGTGGATAAAGATCTGCAAATGATCGGGGATGTTCTGGAACTCGTACCGGGCAAGCTCAATCTGTTGATCTGTTTCAACGGAGATACGGACGCCAACCCGACCATCACGAATACGCTCACCTTCAACCGCATTCTTATTACCCCGCGTTATGCTCTGTTATGAATCTGAACGATCTAGCGCTCGAAATTTACAGCAGCGGGACGACGCGCGCCTCCGATATGGTGAATGATCTGCGGCGCGCTGAACAGCTGGCCTTTGACACCTTCTATCCCGGCGGCCTGTTCGGGACCTTCGCCTGTTTCATCCCGCGCGATCCCAGCGCGGCGTGGCCGTTCAAGGCCGGGCAGCGGCTGGTCGTGCGCAATGGCCTGAGCATCGTCTACGAAGGCGTGCTCATCTCGCCGGGGTATAGCGCGCAGCGCGAGCGCGGCGGGCGCTGGCTCGTGGCGGCGGGCTACTGGGGGCAGCTGCTCGGCGTGCGCGGCCTGAGAAAGCCCTGGTGCGACACGCGTATTGATACGGATGCCTGGATCAGCCAGACGGTCACGGACGAGCCGCAGGCGGGAGACGACCGGCGCGCGCGCATCCGCATCACGCCGAAGGGCGTGGCCTGGGTCGCCACTGAACTCTACCGCGTGCGCTACAGCGTCCCGACGGGCCAGACGATCAAGCGCGTGACGATGGACTACGACCTGACCACCAGCGCAGCGGCGGCCTCCTGGACGCTGCGCCTGCGCGACAACACGGGCGCGGCAGATGTGTGGAGCGTAAGCCGCGTGGCCGCCGGGAGCAGTACGGGCAGCCAGGATGTGACCCTCGGCACGCCGCGCCAGACGCTCGACCTGGAGCTCATGTCGGACGCGACGCAGACGCCGGTTGAAGATGGGAGCGTTTACGGGCAGATCACGAACGTCAAAATGTATACCGAGACCGGCTCGATCACGCCGACTGAGATCGCAAAGGACTGGCGCGCGGCGATCGCGGAAGTGAACTCGGACGAGACGCAGATCGACAGCAACACGCTCACGCTCGAACCCTGGGTCACGGGGGGCGACGTGGACTATGAGATGGCCGCCGACAACCTGGCGCGCTTGGCGGCGCTGGGCGACGCCTCATTCAACCCCTGGGCGGCCTATCTGCTGGAAAGCGAGGCCGCCGCGACGCCCAACGGCGAGCCGGTGCTGGCGTTCAAGCAGCAGAGCGCGCTCACTGATTACGATTATGCGCTGCGCATCGACGACGCGGCGCTGGCCGGGCTGGAACTGCGTAAGACGGAAGTCTGGAACTGGATCGTGGTCTCCTATCGCGACGGCGAGGGGCGCACGCAGTGGCTGACGCCGGACGACGACGCCAATCTCGAGGACACGACCAGCGTCACGACCTACGGTCAGCGCGAGAAAATCTTATCTTCCAGTTTCACGTCGAGCGCGGTCGCCACGAATTTCGCGCGGCGCTTTCTGGCGAGCAACAAGGACGAGAAATTCTATGTTTCGGGCGGCATCCCGGTCGTGGGCTGGCTGCGCGGCAAGCAGGGGCAGGTCATCCCGGCCTCGCAGCTGCGCGCCGGGAAACGGGTCAAGATCGAGAATTACCTGACAGACGAGGTCGGCGTGAGCGCCGCCGGATTGACCTTCATCGTCACGCGCACGAGTTACCAGGATGCCGCCGAGACGTGCACGCTGGAGTGCGGCGTTTCGGACGATCTGGCGACGATGATCGCGCAATTGGCGCGCGGACAGGACGCTTTGATATGAGCCGCATGTATATCGGCGTGAAGGCCGACGACCCCGCTGCCGTCGCCTGGGCGGCGGAGTTCGCGCGACAGCGCGGCTGGATCGACGTGCGCGTGGAAAAGTGGCTCTACGTTTCGGGTGAAGCGCCGCCGCTCCTGAGCGAAGCCGAAGGATCGTCCTGGCCCGCGCCGCCGTTCAAGATTCGGACGACTACCGCTGACGTGGTGATTTTACTGGACGACCTGGTAACGCCCTGGCCGGCGCGGCCCGGCGGCGTCGTGCCGCTGAGCTACCCGATGGACGTGTGGCAGATCGTGGGGGACTGGCTACAGGTCAGCCGGGCCAATGCGGAGACCGGGACGCCGGAGTTGTGGACGCGGGCTGACCCGAAGAAATTGGCGGTGATCTAACCTAATGAGATATTTTCTTCAACTGAAATCAGGTGCGCCTCGATCTGTTCAGCATTTGCGTTGAATCCCCATACCCACCTATCGCGCCAAATGGAGCGTGACGGATCCGCGATAATACGAACGACGTCGACTGGAAGCGAATAGGTCAGCCGCCATAGCCCATCGGGGGAGATAATCTCAATCAGAAGATTCATCAAATCTATCCCTGGGAAAATTGACAAGATCTCAATCAAGTTGAATTCCATCCAGCCACGCCTCGAAGGTCGCCAGCCTGGGGTCATCCGCGAGTCTCGCCTCCTCCTCGGCGTAGGCCGCCACAGTCGCCTCGTCCACCTGGCTGCCCCGGTGCCGCGCGGACGGGTCGCCGGGCTCCACGACGATCATGCAGTATGGCGACCACTCGACCAGGAAGCGCCGTCCGCAGGCAGGGCAGGCCCACTCCTCGGCGCCGCTGGTGTGCGCCTTGTCCAAGATCATCTCGTGCCACGCTGCAGGGCCATTCATAGATTCCTTTCCCGCTCCGCCAGCCAGTCGGCGGCCCGGCTCACCCACTCCGGCATGTTGCGCGCGCGGCATTTGCGAAGGTGTACCACGCCGCAGCGCGGGCAGACATCGGCAAGTGCCTGACGAATTGGGGGCAATCCGAGAGCGACAAGGAGTTTATTGGGAGCGCCACGGTCTCTATTGGCGACGCGGCGCAAAAAGCCCCGATCAAAAATCAGGCCTGATTTTTCCTTGAGATGTTCTGCCACTCCACGCCAAGTAAAAAAACGCTCTTTCAATTCTAAAAGCCCTTCACGCGCCTTTTGTTCGATTTCCGGTCTGGCGGGCGTTTTTTGTGGTCGCATTCAAAATAGCATCCTGTGACCTGTGGTCACGTAACCGTTTTTTGCTCTAGCGCGATCCTGAAACGGCCAAATGCGCGGATTTCTAATTTCAGAAGTCAAATCCTTTTTGCTTGCGCCGAATGGCTAGAAATACCTGGGCATCTTCAAGAGTCTGAAAGACCATATCGTGCTTCAAGGCGTTACAAACCTGACAAGCGGCGACGAAATTATCCGGGTCGCTATTCTGGAAAATCACATAGGGCAACTTGTGATCCCAGGTCAATTGAATAAGGATAGGATCGTTGTTTCGATAGCGGATTGATTTGAAGGCAACGCCGCAATAAAAACAGGCATAGCCCTGATTTTCCAAAATGTGCTCACGTTCTTCGCGGTTTGGGATTTTTCGGCGTTGAGTAGTGGCCGATTCCCGTTCAAACTTCTTTGGTTTTTTGCTCACTGCAATTGCTCCACAGCATACATAGCACCCATCGCGGATGAAAGAAGTTGTTTGGCAATCTTTGCAATAACCGCGTTCAATTCCGATGCGCCCATAAAGCGCGATAACTGGCTTCTTTTTCTTTGCCCTTGCCATCTCATTACCAAAAAGCGACCCGCGTACTTTGCCATTCTCTTGTCACAGAAGAACGGACGCCGCACGCAGGCCGCTGTTTGGTTGGCAAAATGAAAACGCCCGCTCTTCTGTGACGTGTTCATTTTACCATGCATCGCGCTGCTTTTCAATCTCGCCGCTTCCCGCCCCTGCTGCCCGGCGCGTGCCCCCGCAGGTAAGCGCGCTCTCTGCCCCATCGGTCGCGCGTCGGCTTGGGCTTGCCACAGCCGCAGCTACACTCGCCCGGCTCCGGAGAGACCGGGAGCGCCAGTACGTTTCTTAGGACCCGGCAGACTTGTAATGGTTGCCGGTCTTGGGCTGACGGCAGAATTTGCATGGAAGAGCCTTTTTTGCCATTTTTTAGGGTATCTCGCCTGTCACAAACCGTCCCGCCGGTATCCGCGCCGATTCAACGTGTCCCACCTATGCACAAAACACGCTCACCGCCCCCGCGCCGCCCGCCGAGCGCGCCCTTCCGGGGCAGGGGGATCATCGGCGCGCCCCACCCTACCCGGTCAAGCACGCTTGCGACCCGCCGCGTAAAACCGCAGCTTGCCCCTGCCGCCGCCCTGCGCGTGCTTGTGGCAATGCGTGGCGGAGTTCGAGATGATCGTATTGCACGCGGGCGCGGCGCACCGCTTCCGCAGGTTGTAATTGCGCGCCCGCGCGCGCTTGAGCATCTCCCCGGTCGAGATGGGGCGCGGGCCGCGCCGGAAGCGCGTGCCGTCGGCGTTGCAGTGCAGATTGTAGAGCGCGTCGAACTTGCACGGCAGGCCGTGGTACACGTCGCCCCGGTCACCGTTGCGCCCGAACGGATGCAGGATGCCGTCCATACATTCCGGCGCGATGCTCCCGGCGCGCTCGCAGGCGCACGCGGAGCGGAGCGCGCAGGGGTTGCGCCGATGCTTGCGTCCGTTAGTCGCGGCCATAGCACTGGACGATCTCGAAGTCAATCTTAAGGTGCGGGTACTTCTTTGAGTGCAGGCGGCGGAAGAACGAAGCGCACCACTTCTCCATCGCCTTGTCCGTCCCGTCCAGGCCGAGCTGCTTGAGTCCTTTTTGTTCCACTTGCCAGCAGACATGGACGTGCAACAGCCGGAAGCCGACCGACTCGCAGACCTGCCGCCAGTAGCCGGGGAAGTCCACGACGGCATGGTTTCGGACGAATGGTTTCAAAACCCAGCATGCATGGGCGCTTGGGCGCAGCGCGGCGCGCGTCTGCTCCAGGATCAGGCGACTCGCAGACCAAAATGTATCGCCCTGCATCGCGCCGACTTGTGATTCAGATTTTCCATAAGTGCCATTGAACATTCCCCGCGCTCCGATATTGTCAGGTGATACAAATACATCGGGTCGCTGCGTTTTGAACTCCCCGCGCGCATAGCGTTCCGCTTTCCGCTGCCGCGCCTCGTCGGCGTCATTCCCGGCATTGATGGACGCCTCATAAGGCGGAGAGCTCACCGCCGCGTCCAGCGCGCCATCGGGCAGCGCCGCGAGCTGGCCGGTGCTTGCGCCGTAGCCATTTCGCCGGCTGCTGCCTTCACGGACGCGGCGCTCGTCTTCGATAGCGTCCAGGCGCGGATGGCCGCTGTCATGTCCAGGCGGCCCAGCGTAGGGCGGCGACGAGATGGCGGCGTCGAGTCGGCCTTCGGGCATCTGGCCCATCTGACCCTCGGCCTGTCCATATCCTGCCAAATTTCGCGGCACGCTTTGCGCTTGCCCGCCCCAGGCTCCGGTTTGGTCAGGATGATGTCCGCCGCTCACATAAGGCGGTGAGGCCACGCACGCCGCCGCACCCGACTCGGCGAGCACGGCCAGCAGGCGGCGGCTGTCGCCCTGGACGATGCGCGCCGTCCCGCGCTGAGCGAAGCTCCCGTTGAAGCGGTTCTCCCAGCGCGGGATGTTCCCCCGGTAGACGTGCGCCGCCTGATGCGGGATGCGCCGCTCGATGACCCTGCCCGTCCGTTTATTCATCTTCGCCTTCGGCGCGAGCGCCGTCTCGCACGACGGGCATAATGCGCGCATCTCGCGCAACAGGCCGATGAACTCCTGGCGGCCCTGATAGCGCCGCCAGAAGTCGCGGTCGAAGCCTGGGCAGGTATAGGATTCCTGGGCCAGCTCGATAAAGTCCGGTTCAAGCTCCATGCCGACGAAGTCCATCCCGAACTGCATCGCGTGGAAGGCGAAGCCGCCGATCCCTGCGAAAGGATCAATGACTCGATTTCCAGGCTTGAGCCAGACCTCGTCCAGGCAGTGGCGGTAAATGCGCTCGGCCAGGGCGAAACTCACCTTCGCCGGGTGCCGATACGACTCGGCTAGCAAGATATTTTTAGGCCAGGGTTTGTAATAACCATGCCATGAGTCGAAGCCGATCGCGTTCATGCCTTCACCCTGAGCAGCTCCATGAGCCGCGCCTCGGTGCGATCGCGCGGCGGCAGCGTCGGCAGGCCGAGCGCGGGCTTCGGAAACGTTCACACTTGCCCCGGGCGCAAGTGCCGGGGTTTCTTCACCTTGCGCAACTTCCATCCGCAGTGTTCCGAGTTCCAAAATGCCGCCGGAAGTGCCGCGCTGCGCCACTTGCGGCTCTGCGCGCTCGGTTTCCACTCGAACTTTATCATGTCGTTCTTGGTCAAAATGATGCGCGCCATGCCTGGGCCGCGCCCGTCGTTGCTGTAATAGACACTTGCACCTGGCGTCCCCCGCCGTAGGGCGGGTGATGCAGGTGTGCCGTCTTGTACGATCTCGATCAGTAAATCTCGTCCTGCTTTGTTAATCGTGAAATTTCCGCGCTCATACAGATTTACTGTCTCAGGCTTGTCTGTAAGTTCTGGGAACTGCCTGTGTTTTTCTTCACCGGATATGAAACGCATTATCAATTATCTCCGCTCCCGTTCTCCCTGCTGGCCCTGACCACCACCCGCGCCACGCCCGCCCAGGCGCGGCCCGTGAGCGCGACGAAACGCGGATGATCGGCAGGATGGCGCTCAAGATAGAGCGCCGTTTCGCGCGCGCTCCAAATCTCCATCACGCGCGCGCCGGAGTCATCGTCCGCCCCCCACTTCGCATCCGCAAGCACGTCGGCAGCCAGGTGCAGCGCGTCGCGCAGCCGCGCCGGCGCGCGGTCGATCTCGCCCAGAATCTCGGAGTGCCACCGGCGGAGCTTGCCTGAGAGCAGCTCCGCGTCCGCGTCCGCATCCGCGCCGCCGCCCGCCATGTCGTGCAGCTGCGCGGCGAAGGCTTCCAGCGTCGCGCCGGGAGTCACGGCCCATGTCTCCATCAATTGAATGACATCGGACACGTGGATACGATCCAGATGGCGCGCCGCGACCAGGTAGAATGAATAGGTCAAGTCTCCCATCACCCCGATTATGTTCTGGCGGAATTCCGCAGCTCTTGCCCAATCGCGTACCGTGCGAGGGCTGCGACGCTCGTAGGCGGCGATGCGCTCGTCCCACTGCGGGTATCCGGCTTCGCGCGCTTCCAGGCAGAACTCGCACAGTGCCCAGGCGCCGTCGTCCTTCGACTGGTGGGCGGCCTGGAGCTTGAGTCGGAACTCGTTGTCATTCATCGCCTGCTCCTTTTGCGCAGAGTGGACGCGTCAATTTCCTTGATCTCGATGCCGTGGACTGCCAGCATCAGTTTTTTCTTCAGGCGGTAGGCGATGGTCAAAAATCCTTTGACATCCTCCACGCAATTCCTGGCCTGTTCAAGGTTGACATACCAAAAATCCGCCTCGTAAACGCAAATCTTGTGACCGTTGACCGTGATCGGAAAGCGCGGATGAACAGTCAGATCCGCGATTTTCCCCGCCCGCTCCAGCAGCTTCAGCTCGCCATAGCGCGCGGCCTCGGCCTGCGACGCGAAGCGGTGGCCGTCGAGCGTGACGGGCTTCGCCCCGTATTTGCTCATGGCCGGCAGCTTTCCGCTTCCGGGTCCTGCCAGAAGCCGAAGAAGCAGTTGCCCAGGATCAGGCCGAACCTGCCCGGCTGAATGGCGGCGGCGCGGCGGCGCGTGTGCCAGCGCGTGTACGTCCCGACGATGCACCAGCCGTCCACGCTGAACAGCCCGGCGCAGTCCGGCTCAGCGTGGTATTCATCCAACGCGGTATTGGTTTCGGCGGTCAGCGTCCAGCCGCGCCCGACGACCAGCGCGCCCTCGGTGTTGACATAGATGCTCATAAGTCCTCCCGCATTGCGCGCAATAAAATCGTGCCGATGAATTCCGTATAGGCCGGCGGGATGGCCTCGGTCAGTTCGCGCTGGAGCATCCAATCAATCCCCATCGCCCATCCGATCTCGGCGACCGTGGAGCGCGGTCTGTGGTTCTTCCGCTTGGCGCGCTGCCCGTCCCCGCCCCCGGAGCACAGCACCGGGATTTCAACTCGGCGACTTTGCCCGCCGATCATGGCCCAGGTCGCGCCGTAATGGTGCGCGCAGGGCGGCGTGAGCTCGAATTGCTCCGGCCAAATCTCGAAAAACCTGTGCCGCTCGATGGGCAGGCCTAAAGCCGATCCGCACAACATGAGCGGGTTGACGAGCAGGGCCCGCGCGCCCGCCACGTTCTCGATGACGTAGGGCCTGCCGAGCTCCCGCAATGCATCCCGGACGGGCGCGATCAGGTCGGGATGCGATGCGCGGTAGTCTTCGGGCGTGGCTTCGCTGTAGAACTGGCACGGGGGCGAAGCGTGGACAGCGTCGAACTCGCGCCCGTGCGCAGCCAGGTATTCCAGCGCATCGGCCGGGACGAAATCGAACGGATATCGCGGCTGGGAGTAGCGATCCACGCCGACGATCTCCGAGAAACCGGCGCGATGATAACCGACCGCCGCCCCTCCGGCGCCGGAGAACAGGTCGAGCAATCTCATGCGCCCATCCCCTCCGGGAGCGCGTCCGGCGCGGCTTCGCGCAGCACGCGCTCCCACGCGGCCTGCGCGCGCGCCGCCTCCACGCGCAGGCGAAAGGCGCGGGCGACCAGGCCGATAGGCACGAAGCCGCGCAGCTGCTTTTCACGTCCGACTCTCTCTTCGGCAAGACGGGCTTGCTCCATCAGGTCAAGGATTGCTTGCGGTAAGTTTTCCATTCTGCCAATTCCTTTTTGTCAATTCCGGCGTGATGATGGAATGCCAAAGGCCGTGACAATCATCGCACAAATCTTCAGTCGGCCAATCATCGGGATTGATGCCGTGTTCACGCGCCAAAACGACAGGAAAATAGTGATGCGTCTGAGCATATGGCGCGCCGCGGCGCGCGCAATATTTGGGAGCCATTGATCCGGCGGCCCAGGGCAGCGAGTCGAAGTTTATTTTATTCAAGGGGATGAACTTACCGTCCCACATCTGCAAGCACAAGTCACATTGCCGGAAAGCGACGTGATGGCCGTCCGACTCGATACGCCTGACTGTGGTAAAGGTCGTCAAGCTTCCTTGACCGCAACGGATACAATTCATTCCGGCCTCCGCTTGGGATGGTCCCAAGCTTCCAGCGCCGCGCCGCGCTCCTGGGCGACTTTCGCCCACCAAAGTTCTTCGTCCGCCGCGCTACGCTGGCATACCGGGATCGTCGGCGCGACCATGCGCCCGCGGTAGCGTTCGGGAGGCGGCGGCGGGACGAAGGCGCGCAGGGCGCGGCGGCCTGCGGCGATGTGGACGCGCGCGCCCTGTTCCCCCGTGCGGCAGACGATCTTTTCCGCGTCGTCCAGTTTGTGGCGCAATTCCTTCTCATTCCACGCCGGGCTGCAACGATTGGCGTTGTACCATTGGAGCGCGTCCCAAGCCTCGACGCGCTCCAGGCCGAAGCGGAAGCATTCGCAGGCCACGCGCAGGGTCGCGTTGTGGCCGCCGGAGCCTGAGATGGCCGCCGGAAGCTTTTCTAAGTAAGCCAACATCCTCGAATAAAGTTCCATCATAAGCCAATCAAACAGTTCTCACATTCCGCCCGCTTTTTGACTTTTTCCCCGTCTCTCTTAGAGAGAGACGGGGAAAAAGCCGGGTTGGTACCACTTGATACCATATACCAGAAATAATGCGACTGTATGCAGTTTGACCGGTATCATCACAGTTGATACCAGTTGATACCAGTATGCCTGGTATCCCTTCTTTTTTGGCTCAGCCAAGATCGTCAATCGAGCGGGTAGAGCAGGAAACCGCCGCGATTGCCTTTCTTCTCCCCCAACTGCTTGCCTCCCCTCATGTGCCGGATCATGTCAAGCACCTTGTTCCGGTTGCCGCCGATGCGCTCGTAAATCTGGTTTGCCGACATCTCCCCGAACTTTTGGAGCTCCCCCAGGATCAAGGTTTGCAGCTCAGAGTCGGGCAAGTCCGCGTCCGCGTCGGCGGCGGCAGTTTCGGACGGCCAGAAACGCGCGGTGACCAGTTCGTGCGATGGGTCGTTCTCGAAAGCGAACTTGGCGGAGAAGGCTTTTATCATCGGCCCGCGCGTCTTGGTCGGCGTGACTGTCACGGTCTCTTCCTCGCGCGTGATGAGCAGGGCCAGGTCGAGCTTGGCCTCGATGGTGCCGTGGCCGCGAAGGGTCTCGCCTGCGCGCGTCGCCAGGCCGTTGCTCTTGCGCTGGTGATGGATGACGACGACCGCCGCGCCGGTTTCTGCCAGCCAGCGCAGCCCGGACATGGGGCCGTTCATCTCGGCGGAGTTCTCGTCCGCCTCGCCCGCGATGACATTCAAATTGTCAATCACGAGCAGGCGCACGTCGCGGTCTACCATGCGCGCGGCCAGGGCGCGCACCGACTCGCCGTCCCCGGCGGCCAGGATCGGCTCCGGCATGCTGACATAGTAAAACGGCGCGGCATCAGAAATTCCGCGCGCCCGCGCCAGGGCCGCGAAACGTTCGTGCGTTCTTCGCTGGCCATTGTCAAAGTCAAGCCACAGGACTGCGCCCGGCGCAGTGACGAGGCCGGTCATCGGATTGTCGGGCTGCGTCAACCAGCGATAGCCGGCAGCCACGCTCACGGCCATATCCGAAAGAAACATGCTTTTGAGCGTGCCCGGCGCGCCGTACCAGATGGATAGGCTGCCCTCGGAGATGATCCCCTCTACGATCCATATGAGCGGGTCTCGGGGCGCGAAGGCGTCCTTGAGCGTGAACACCTGCCAGGGATCAGGCTCGCGGGTGAGCAGGTCTAGGATGGGCAGGGGCAGCGGCTCAATCGCCACGTCGTCCGACCAGGCATAAGGTTTTCCGTTTGGGTGAATACTAGGGGGCAGAACCACGTAGCCGCCCGCGCCGCGCACATCAATGCCGGGCGCGAGCTTGCCGGCGCTGTTTTTGATTTTGCAATCCTGGGGAATTCTGAAAAGGAGATGGCGGCCGCCGCCGCCGGTCAGAGAGATGGCGGTCATCGGATTCAAACCATATCTTTGCGTGAGTGTTTCCCACTGCGTCAAGCCGTCTTGCTCGCCGTGCTTGTCAAGATCAATGGCGATCAGGCCGGACTTGCCGCAGTTGAGTCCGATGTTGGCCTGCGGCGCCTTCTCCCACCAGCGGCGGATGATGTCGATTCGTATCGTCGCATCGTTCAACCCGTGCGGCGTGAGCGGTGTCTTATCACGCGGTTTGATCGGGAAGACGTACCATCCCGCTTTGGCGTACTCTTCAGCCTGTTGGCCTAACTCAGACATAGAAAAAGACCCTTGCGGACATAGGACGCTGGCCCGGCGGCTTGGCGGCCACCTGCCCGAACCCGGAAAAAGGCAGATACCAAGCCAGCGTCTTACGACCGTAAAGGTCTTTGCTCCGGGTTGTCAGCGGTCTGGCTGCCACGCCAGCCGCGCTCTCCGCGCCGCCGCCTGGCCTTGCAGCCTGACGACGGCGACTAAGATAACCGCATTATAACGCGGATGCGACGGCGAGTCAATTGGAATTTTGCCGCCCGCCCGCCGCCTTCAGCCTGCGTGGTTCGTTGGCGCACTGGTTTGCGCCCGACTACAGGCGCGGCGCGCGCGGCGCTGACGGCCTGTTGCAACTCCGTCAGCATTTCGCACGGCGTCGCCGTGAGCCGCGCGCGCGCGGCCTCGTCGTCCTCGCCGCCCGTGAAGAGCTCTCCGGAAATGACGTTGTGCATTTCCCCCTGCGCGTCCTTGAATCCCAGGGTCGTCGTCCCGCATAGGAACAGCCCAGGCGGGCAAGCTCCTAGCGGGCAGGGGAAGGCGGCGGGGCGGATGGTGATTTTCATGTTTGTTCCTCCTAGGCGGGGGGGATGATATTCTTCCGCCGCCATTCGACCACGTCCAGCGGCAGGCTGTCCAGCGTGATGAGTCTGCGCTGTACAGATCTGCGCCCGTGCAGGGCCTTCATAGCGGTCACGGTCTTGCGCGCGTCCTCGTAATCGAAGAGCGCGGCAATGTCCTGGACGATGCCGCCCTCCGACCACCAGATAAGCCATACATTGGCGGCGGCGATTTCGTGAGTGTGGCTTCCGCCGCTCATTTCGCCTGCTCAAGGAGCCCGCGCTCCCAGATGCCGGCGGCGCGGCAGAGCGTGACTCCGTCCGGCTCGGCATGCACCCATTCGCCCAGCGGATTTTTACGGGCCTGCATCTGCCCCGCCGCGCAGCGCGGGCACACGTCGCGGGCGCAGGCGGCGCGCTCGGCGGCGGCTTCTTCATGCAGTGCCGTTTCAATGTGCGGCGCGGCCAGGTCAATGAATTGCCGCTCCTGCGATTTGGCATAGGCATCATTACGTTGGCTCAGGTTGGTCGCGCAGTAGATATTGCGTGCGACCTGTTCCGGGGATGGCGCTACGGTGTGGATCATGGTTGCCCGCCCTGCTGCTCGGCCAGCCAGTAGGCGAGCGCGGCCAGCAGACGGTCGGACGCGTTCGGCAAGTCGTGATCGGAATAACCATAACCACGGCAGACATGGCCGTAGTCCAGCCGGAACTCGTCCAGGTATTGCCCGATCCCGGCCAGGTCGCTCACTGGCGGCGACCAGCCCGCCGCGCCGCAGTCCGGGCACGTCCCGGCCACCTGCCAATCGCCGTCCGTGCTCCGGCGCAGGTGCACGCCGTCCACAAGGGCGCTGGTCCCGTCCACGAGATCGGCGTGGACTCCGATTTTGGTGAGCGCGGCGCGGGTACGCAGCCCCAACTCGATTTTCTTTTCAGCGTCGCTTTCCGCCATTTGCTGCTTGCGCTGCTCCCATGCGGCCAGCGCCGCTTCTCGTAACTTCGTCATGGTCATCTCCTTTACCAGTCCAGGAAACCTTCGGGCGTCAGCGTCAGAAGCGCGTGCGCCGTCTGCGCGTACTCTTCGATGAGCGGCTCGGCCAGCCGCAGCCGCCGCGCCGTCTCCTGTCGCATCACGTCCCGCAGCGCGAGGATGCGCGCTTCGAGATCCGCAATCTCGGTGGCCCCATCCCGCTCAACCGCCTTCCAGATTTCCAGGGCGCGCTCGCAGGCGCGGGCACTGTTCTCCCAGAAAGGCGCATCGTCATCCCCAATTTCGGTGGAAGCGCCTTTGCGCCGATACAGCGCCGCGCCTTTGCGCAGCGCCTCGGGCCAGTCGTCGGCCTGGCGCGCGGCGGCGCGGAACTCTTCTTCACGCTCCCGCCTGCGCTCGCGGCGCGCCCGCTCTTCCTGCTCGGCGCGGCGCTCGTCGGCGGCGCGGTAGTCGTCCAGTTCGGATTGCAGGTAGCGCGCCTTGAATTCGCATTCGCTTTCTTTGCTCATGGTCATTTCTCCTTAGGGGGATGTGCCCGGCGCGGTCAACGCGCGCCGCGCCGGGCTGAGCCAACACCCAATAGGTCACTTAGAACGGATTCATCGTTTCGATGACGATCTTCTCCGCCTGGGCCAAAGTGCGGCCCGGCTTCGCCTTGAGCCATTCGCTCACCCGCAGCGTGCCCAGGGCCTGACGCATGTCCGACTCCTTGGCCTCCTGCGCTTTCAGGAACTTCTCCCACCGTTCGCGGTCGCCGTTCGCGGCGGCGGACGGGGACACCCCGTCCCTACGCGCGCCCGGCTTGGGGAAGACCAGCAGGCGCACGTCGAAGGTCTTGACGTAGTTCCCGCTCTTGGTCTTCTCCTTGCCGTTGTAGGTAATCTGCACCGCGGTCTGAGGCTTGAGCGCCTTTACCTGTTGCACCAGGTTCGCGCCAGCATTGACGAAAACTTCCGTCCGCGTCTGGAAGATAGCGACGGGGATGGCTTTCGCCTGGTTCTGGCTCTGCATCGTCGTGAAGCCGCAGAACACGGCGCGCACGCTCTCGCCTTCTTCGTTGAACTCGCGGTACTTCGGGTTCAGCGAGATGCCCGGCTCGGCGGCCTCCAGGTCGGGCAGCGTCTCCGGGTCCACCACCTGCGGCGCGATGGCGGTCGTGTCGATCACCGGCGCAATCGCCGCGCCAGCGGGCGCGTCGGGGGGAGGAGTTTCATCTTCTGGCGGCTGCTCAATGTCTTCGTAAGTCAATTCCATGTCGGTGTTCATTTCCTTTGTCCTTTGTGTGATCGTCACCTTCGGGATAGAGTCTGATCGCCAATCAGATTATGGCCTTGATCTCTTTCTGCCGCCCGGCGCGCTTGCGCGCCGCTGTAGTGCGGGTAAGGCCGCGTCGGGGGCGGTAACGGTTTCCTACTTGCAACAAAAACAGTGCCGGCAATGCCCCCGCCCCCAGCCCCAGAAGGCCAGCCAGCAGCGCAGGCAAATATTCTTCATGGTCATTACTTTCCTAAAAACTTTACTGCCGCCTTGAGTGTCCCTTCCTTATGGGATATTTCGGCTTCTTCAGGGTTAGTGTCATCCGTAGCACGGAGCGCATTGATCATACGCGCCGCTGCTCCCTGACCGTTGTCTCGATCATAAAGCCACGGGTCAAGCTCGTCGCTTGAAAGATCAACTTTCATCACCCGTCCGCTCAGGTAATCAAAGTAAGAGCCACGTTTCAGTTGCTCTTTTGCATCTTCCGCGCTCATAGGCGCAGAGTCGTAATGTAGAAAGCCTAGACCTTGAACTCTCGCGCCGTTGTATAGGACTGCCAGAACTTTAGTTTTGTCCAACCCCTTGAGACTGATCGTTTCGGACATTTTATATCTCCTGTGTTTGTGATTTCGTTCCCAATGGCCCCGGCGGGCTTTGACGCCCGCGCCCCGGCTTGTTAGCCTGCCTCCTGGCCGCCCTGTCGGGCTGGCGGGGCCGTGTCGCTCAATCCAGCATCTCGACCTGCGTCACCGCGCGCTCGTCGCCCGGCGCGCACTGGTAGCACCAGAGCAGGTCGCCGACGCGCGGCAGTAACAGATAATGATAATCCTTGAATTCCTGGACGTGCCCGCACGCCAGGCTGACGCGCGCGCTGTCGGTCGGGGCCTTGCGCGGCTTAGGCTCCGGCGGGCTTTCGTCAGGCTCAGGGCGGGCGGCATAGTCCGCCGCCGCGCGGAAGTCATCAAACGTCTCGTAGCCCGCTGCTGTGACGACGGCGACCTGGCCGTTGCCGAGTGTAACAAATGTGACGCCGGTCATGCTTGTCTCTCCTTTTGCTCAAGGTCGTGGCGGCGCGCTCGCCTTGCGGTCGGAGCGATGCCACTCAGCCAGCGCCGCGCGCAACAGGGTATTCTCCGTCCGCAGGCGTTTCACTTCCAACTCGGCGCGGTCAGCGGCCTCGGCCTGGACGCGATGCGACCAGCGGCAGGCGCGCAACTTGTTCATCGTTTCCAGGTAAGCGGCTTCCCAATTCGTCAGGTCGGCGCGCCGACCGTCGTCTTCCGGCTGGGTCGCGGGCGACAGGTGCGCCGCGACGGGCAGGCCGCGCGCGCGGATTTGCTCGGCCATTTCGGGATCGATGAAGGATTTACCAACTCCGGGGGTCATGGGGCAATCTCCGGATAATATTTGAATACCCACACGGTGATGGTGCTTCCATCACCGGGGTAAACATTCTTCTTACCGAAATCCCCCAATCTTTCCACCTTCCCAGTGGAAAGATTCATCCGATACGCCCCCTGCCGGTTCACGACTATCTTCACCCCCCCATTTAGGGGGCGATCAGATTTGTCTTCCACCTGTTCGGTGGAAGCATACCGGTAATAATACCGGTATGCTTCCCCCTCGGTCTCCCCCTCGACCCCTTCCACGGAACGCGTGCATCGGATGCGCGCGTTGTTCCATCTGTCCCCTAACTCACGGAGAAGACCATCCGTGAGTTCTTCCTTTATTTTTTCTTTCATAAGGGGGGTCATTTTGATTCTCCTTTTTAGTTGATCCGGCTCCCGCGCCGCCGAGCGGGGCTTTTTCCCGCGTTACGCCAATCCGCAGACTGGCGCGCGCCGTTCGTCGCGGGCGCGGGGGCCGGTCTATTCATTCGGCAGCGCCGCGCGCACCGCGTCCAGCGCCGCGCGCTGCTGCTCGATGATCTCATTCGCTACAGCTAAGTCGGTGCGCGCCTGCGCCAGCAGGTCGGCCAGCCGCCCGATCTCGGCGCGGGCCAGCGAAAGTTTCGCGGTCTTCTGACGGGTCAGGTCGCGCGTCCCGTAGAGCAGGCGTGCGATTTCGGCGCGGTCAGCGCGGGAGAAGTCGAGCGGGGCGGGGCGCGGGGCGGTCATGGTTATTTCACGAACCAATCAGCGTAGCGGCGGGCGGCCTTCATCGCGTAGGCCGCGTTGCGGTTTCTATCCTGCCGCAGTTCGCGCGCGATTTCGCGGATGATCCTGATGCGTTTCTGTTGGTTGGTCTTGTTCATGTCTCTTTTATAGCATGTTTCAACGGCTTTGAGAGATAGCCTTGGTTAGAGTTAGTTGGCGCGGAAACCGCGTTTCCGGGCTATCTATGTGTGCTAATTCCGTTCTATTTTCAGGCTTGACGCCCGTCCGTATTGCTTATATAATTATATGAAAGTTTATGAAAAGCGCAAGCAGGAAAAAGGTTAGAATCATGGCAAAGACGGAAAGGGTAATTCTGGCTCTGGAACCGGCGCTTAAGTCCGAAGCGATGGAAGCCAGCAAGGATAAGCGCGGCGGGTTGTCACAGGTTATACGCGAACTGTTGATTGAATGGCTTGCGAAACGGAGAGGCAAGGCGAAATCAAAATGAACGATCCGAGGCGCGAAGAAGTTCTCCGCTTGAAACTGGAGGGCTTATCTTACGCCAAGATTGCAAAGCGTTTCGGATTTACTCGACAACGCGCGCAACAGTTGGCAAAGCCAACACCTGAGGCGCTCAAGGCAGCAAAAGACAGAGCCGACGGACAATGCGAGAGCTGCGGAAAGAAAAAATTGCTCCATGGCCATCACCCGGATTATTCCGATCCAGAGTCAGTCATCATGCTTTGTACTTCTTGTCATATGAAATTGAAATCAAAATGGAATCCGGAAGATGATTCTTCTCTTATTTTTCCGCCAACGCTAGAAGATCAAATACCAACCAGAGAAGCTGCTCAATTGCTAGGTGTGCAAATGGGAACAATATACGTCAGCATGTCAAAAATGGTCGGTTACGTTGTGTACATTTCGGCTTCGCTCTGGTATTTTCACGCGCAGAGGTCATGGCTTACCGTGACAATCGAAATCAATGCGGCGTGGGCCGACCGCCGAAGCCGAAACGGAAATGAAACTTGTCTTAGTCGGGATGGGCATACAGGCGACGCTCACCGCTTTGCTGTCTGCTATCGGCGCGATCACGGTATCTCCTGAACAACAACTCTTCGCAGCCTTGATATTTTTTCTCGTGGCGTTGATCGTCGGTGTCGTCGAATTGACCATCCCGCTTATAAAATGAGTCATGTTGAACTTCTTCGTCGGCCTTATCTCCGGGATATATCTCGGATTCATCATCGCCCGCCGCTGGCCGCGCCTGCTCGCGCCCACGCGCCCGCTTGCCGCCGTGCCGCTCATGCGGTACGAATTCCGCCCGCCGGTGGCCCTAGTCGCTGCACATCACCGCGAGTTTTGGGTTTCCAGGACTCTCAAGTTCGTCCGCGCCTGCGACCGCGTGTCCGCCGCGCGCTCGGTCGCCGAGGGTCGCGTGCCGTCGCTGGAAACCCTGCGCCTGGGGATCGGCATGAGCAAGCGCGCGGCGCAGAAATACCTGGACGTTCTGGAAAGGGGCGGGATGGTTGAGATCGTGCCCTACGCGGGGGCCTATTGGCGTGAGCCGTTCACTCGGCGCTCCGGGCGGCGCATCATCGGCGCGGCGCTCACGGGCCTGCCCTACCCGGCGGGCGCGAGGCCGCCGAGGTTTTGAAATAATACAAAGGAGAAAAGATCATGTCCCAAGGTAGTTTCACTAAGCAAGAAGCCGAAGAGACGGTGAAGGCAATTGGAGAAATGTTCAACGCCATCCCGAAGTCGCGCCGGATGGAATACATCGGCCATTACAATGACATTCTGCTTTTCATCGAGGCCGCGAAGCAAGCCGCGCCAGATGATGAAAAAGAACCCGCGCAATCTGAAGCGAAGTAAAATGGACGCGCCGGAATCTGAGCGCGCCCACGGCGCGGCGCTCGTAGTGATGTGGCTGGCGGTCATGGCGCTCGACCTTTTGGCCTGGCTCGCCATCGTCGGCCTGGGCGTCCTGATATGGCGTATCTGGATTCATTGAAGCTCGCCTTCGCCGCCTACGGCCCGCTGTGCATCGCCCTGCCGCTCTATGCGCTGCTGCTGTGGGCGCTGCTGTGGGGGCCGGAGGGGGAAGACGACGATCTGCAATAGAGTTTGCTTTTCGTTAGTCCCCCATTTGCGCGCCGCCCGATTCGTGTTACACTCTAGCGCGCCTCCCCTATTCGGGCGGGGAGCGGCTGGGCTTCCCGCCCATTTGCAAAGGAGCATGACATGACACCAGAGAATCTTTCCGCACTTTCCGGCCTCCTGCTCTCGTTGGCGGCCTCCTACCTGCCGAAGTTCGACGGCTGGTACGCGGCGCTCGACGGCTTGCGCAAGCGGCAGGTCATGGCGGGCCTGCTCGCGCTTTCGGCGGTCGGCGTCGTCGCCAGCCAATGCGCGTCCGACTGGTCGTGCTATCCCGCGAACGCGGAGCCCGCCTTGCGGGCGTTCTTCACGGCGTTGGTCATCAACCAGGCGACATTCCTCATCACGAAACGGCGCGCGTGATCCATGACCGGGCTGGACTGGGCCGCGCTCACGCGGCTCGTGCCGGAGATCGCCATCGTCGCGGTGTTTGTCTTCTTCACCCTGGAGCGCGACAAGCGCGCGCACGACGAGTCGAAATCCAACCAAACGGAGTGGCGGCGCTTCCTGGACGAGCAGCGCGAGTCGTTCCTGGCCGCGCTGCAGGACAACAACGGCCTGTACCGCGAGGGCATGGGCAGGCTGGCCGAGGAGATCAAGGCGCTGACGCTGCAAACCAACTCCATGAATGCCATGCTTTCCATGCACGACCAGCAGGCGCGCGAGTTCATCCGGCGCGCGGAATCGAAATGACCGCCACCTAAAGGAGATAATTGACGATGCGTTTCATATCCGGCGAAGAAAAACATGTGGAGTTCCCTGAATTGCTAGACCGCCCCGCGATGATAAGTCTGCGCAAGCGCGGAAATTTCACGATCCGCAAAGCGGGACGGGATTTGTTGATCGAAATCGAAGGCGTTGATAACGACAAATCAACGTCGGATTCCGCTTCTACGATGGAGTGTGAATATTGCGGAAGAATCCCCGATACGGACAGCAAATCAAAGAGGTGTGCTGGTTGTGGCGCACGCCGTGGGGTGAAGGTTCGCAATGCTGAAAAGGAAGTCAAGAGTTAACTCTAAGGCAAAAGCAAAACCGCGCGGAAAACCTTTCACAGGGCGGGATGACCCACGTGTTAATCTCAAGGGGGCGCCCAAGCGCGGCGAGAGTTGGACAGAAATCATCAAACGCTATGGCGAGATGACGCCTGGCGAAGCCGCGCAAGAGTCAATGGAATTGGCGCGAAAACTCTTGTCCATTGGCGAAGGGGTGACACTCAAACAAGCCGTCGTGTTGCGAGTCTATGCGGCGCTTCTTTTTGAACCCCAAGCAAGTTTGCTCAATGCGTTTTTAGACCGCGCCGAGGGAACGGTAACAAAACATTTTGAGCACAGCGGGCCGGACGGCGGGCCGATCACCATCGAGCAGCTTTCGCGCATGTCGGAAAGAGAATTGAATGATCTACTCTCTGGACTCTTTGCTCGCGCTTCCACGTCAGGAGCGGGAACAGGCGGCGCTCCTGCTGGCGGAGAAGGCGCGCCGGGCGGCGCTGCCGCCGCAGGTCACGGCCCGCCTCCGCGAGCCGCATCCTGAGCAGCGGCGTTTTATCGAGAGCGCCGCCAAGCGCAAGGTGATCCGCGCCGGGCGGCGCGGCGGCAAGACCGTCGGCGTCGCCATTCTCGCGGTGCGGGAGTTCCTGGCCGGTCGGCGCATCCTGTACGCGACGCCGACGCAGGAGCAGCTCGACCGTTTCTGGCACGAGGTCAAGGCCGCCCTGCAAGCGCCGATTGACGCGGGCCGACTTTATAAAAATGAGACGCTGCACATCATCGAGCGGGTCGGCACAGAGAACCGTATCCGCGCCAAAAGCGCCTGGAACGCCGACACGTTGCGGGGAGACTATGCCGATCTTTTGCTGTTGGATGAATATCAATTGATGGCGGAGGATGCCTGGGGCAATGTCGGCGCGCCGATGCTCCTGGATAATGACGGCGACGCGGTATTCGTTTACACGCCGCCTTCACTGCACAGCCGCAGCGTGAGCAAGGCGCGCGACAAGCGCCATGCGGCCAAACTCTACAAGCGCGCGGAAAAAGATAAACGTGGCCGCTGGGCGGCGTTCCATTTCCATAGCCGCGCCAATCCGCATCTGTCGGCTTCGGCGCTGGACGAGATCACGGACGATATGACGGCTCTGGCCTACCGGCAGGAGATCGAAGCCGAAGACCTGGACGCCATGCCGGGCGCGCTGTGGACGCCGGAACTGATCGACTCCCTGCGCGTGGCCGAGGCCCCGCGTCTTACGCGCGTCGTCGTCGGCGTGGATCCGAGCGGGGCGGCGGACGGCAACGCCTGCGGCATCGTGGCGGCAGGCTGCGGGCCGTGTAATTGCCTGGGCTATCCGGAAACACACGGCTTTATCTTGGCGGATGGTACAATACAGGCCAGCCCCGGCATATGGGCGGCCGCCGCCGTCGCGCTCTATCACCGGCTCAAGGCTGACGCGCTCGTGGCCGAGGCCAATTTCGGCGGCGAGATGGTCGCGCGTACGATCGAGACTATCCCCGGCGCGCCGAGCGTGAAGCTGGTCACGGCCTCGCGCGGCAAAGCGCAGCGCGCCGAGCCGGTCGCGGCGCACTACGAGCATCGCCGCGTCCATCACGTCGGCCAGTTCCCCGAACTGGAAGACGAGATGTGCTCGTGGGCGCCGGGAACGGCATATTCGCCTAACCGGATGGACGCGTTGGTGTGGGCCATCACGGAGTTAGACCTGTCAGGAGGTGATGCGTATGGAGAAGTTGTCGAAGCCGCTCAATACAGAATTTCTCAAAGCGACTATTGATGCGCTCGCCGCGCTGCTCGATCCGATCTTCCCGTCCGTCTGGATCGCGCCGCGCCCACATACGATCGACGACGGCGCCGACTACTACGGCGCGGGCCGCGTCAAGCCTGATTTTGTGCGGCGCGATGATGAGAACTGGACAGGGCCGGCCCTGGATTAGGATGCCGAAGGAGCAGAGCCATGCGCCCATCGACGCGTGATTGAATTTCTTTCCGCCAGCATGTCGGCGGCCTGGCGCAGAGTTCGCAGCGCATTCGTTCGCCTGCTCTTGCTCTTCGCCGCCGAAGACCCCGGCGGCGCGGTCGCGCCTAATACGCAGACCTTCATTGATGATGGCGTAGACTATTCTATGCCGTTGGTCGTCCCCGAATGGGCCACGCCGGAGCAGAAAGCCGCGATCGTCAAGACCTATATCGCGGAAGCGGAATCCACGTTCCACTTCCAGTTCGACCGCCCCTATCGCTATTCTGAAAACCTGTCCCAGTTCCCGACCGCCGATCCGCTGCGCGAGTGGGATTTCGTCACGCGCAAAGCGGTACTGGCGCGCTGCCACATGGCCTGGGAGCGCAACCCGCTGGCGAACGCCGCCATCGCCCTGACGACCTATTTCTCGGTCGGGGATGGGTTGACCGTCACCTATCGCAACGAGCAGGTCGAGAAAATCCTGGAAGAATTCCGGCTCAATCCTGAGAACGCCGTCCAACAGTACGAAAAATCATTTTGTAATGATCTGCAACTTGACGGCGAATTATTTATCCGATTTTTCAAAAATGATGAGCAAGTCGTCATCGTTCCCCTGCCGCCCTGGGAGATCGACTGGATACGCACCGAGCGCGGCTTCCGCAAGCGCGCGCGCGGCTATCACCAACTCGGCGGCCAGACGGACGGCACGCCGGGCGATTTCGAGAATATCGACGACGAGATCCCCGCCGCCAACGTGCTGCACATCGCCATCAATCAATGCTCCTACGAGACGCGCGGGCGGCCCGAACTCTTCCGTATCCTGCCCTGGCTGCGCGCCTACAAAGACTGGCTCGAAGGCCGCGCCCGGCAGAACCATTGGCGCGGCGCGTTGCTGTGGTGGGTGAAGCTCATCGGCGGCACGCCGTCGCAGGTCGTCACGAAACGCGCGCAATACAAGCAGCCGCCGCCGCCCGGCTCACTAATTGTCAGCAATGATAAAGAAGAATGGTCGGAGGTCTCCAACAAGATCAGCGCAGCGGACGTGGCCGAGGACGGGCGGCAGATCAAAATGATGACCGCCATCGGCGCGCAGATGCCGGAGTACATGCTCTCGGACGGCGCCAACGCCAATCTCGCCAGCGCCACGGCACAGCAGCTTCCCGCCCTGCGCAAGTTCAGCCACTTCCAGGACATTATGCTATGGCAGGTGTGGCAACCGATCTATCAGCGCGTATTAGAGACCGCTATCGAAGCCGGATTATTGCCCGCAGAAGTCGAGGAACAGGATGCCGAGGGCGAGCCGGTCTTGGACGCGGACAGCGCGCCGAAGCGCATCCCGGCCATTGAAGCCTTCGACCTGGCCGCGCCCGAGCTTGAAGAAGAAGACCCCAAGACGCTCGCCGAGGCCTTGAAGATTGCCGTGGGTTATGGGTGGGCGAGCAATGAAACTTCGTCGGGCCGCATGGGCTTCGATTGGCAGATAGAGCAGAAAAAGATCAGGCGCGAAGAACAAGCTGACCTGGAGCGGCAGGCGGCGGGCGGCCTGGGCAGCGCGCCGCCCAACGGCCTACGGTTGCCGGGATTGGCGGAATATCCGCCCAATGGAAATAACGGCGCGCAAGAGATGGAGCAGGAAGTCGAGCGCGAGTCGCATCGGCAGGCGCAGGCCGCCGACGGCGCGCGAATGAGCGCGCTCAGCGACTCCCTGGCCGCCGTGCAAAAGGCGATGACGGTGCTCCAGGAGCAGGAGATCATCGCCCGCGCGCAATTGGCGCTCCCCGAACCGACGCCGCAAAAACTTGACCTGACCCTGCCGATCCATCTCAACGTCTCCCTGCCGCAGCCGGGCATCGAGATCAAGCCGCAGATCACCACCCCGGCGCCGGACACTCAGCCGATCGCCGACGCCATCGAGCGGGCGGTGCGCGACATTCCCGCGCCGGTCATCCCGCCCCTGGACGTGACCCCTATCGCCGACGCGCTAAAGGAGCAGCCCGCGATCGAGGTCACGGCCAAAGTCGAGATGCCGGTCGGCGTCAAGACGACCAGCGTCGTGCAGCAGGATCGCATGGGCCATCCCGTCGTGATCGAGCAGGTGACGCGGTATACGCCCGAAGATACGGAAGAAGAATAAATCATGCCGAGCATTCGCCGCGTAACGACCATCGGTGGGGAGATCGAGTATGCGCCCGATCCTGTACGGCGGATTACGACTATCGGCGGGGAGATCGAGTATGTATTGCCGCAGGTCAGACGTATCACGATGATTGGAATGATGATCGAATACGTGGAGGAGCAGCCGGCCGCGCGCTGGGTCGGCATGACGGACTATGCGAGGCCCGTGATGATCGGCGTCCAGGGCGTAAGAATTTACTGACCGGGGCAGACGGAGTCGGGAGGCGATGGCTAATTCCGTTTCTCACGCCGCGCTGCCCTATCCCGTGCGCGGCTGCCGTTTCACGGTCCTGATTCCATATCTGAACAACAAAGGCGAGCCCGAAGATCCTGTGGCGCCGGACACGGAACGCTCGATTGACGGCGCGGCCTTCGCGGACTGCACCGAAGAGCTGACCGTGTTGACCGGGAGCAACGGCATGGGCTATATCACTCTGACTGGCGATGAACTGAACGGCGCACTCGTCGGCGTGGCGGCTAAAGTCGCGTCCGGCCCGAAGCCTACGCTCTTGACTCTTTATCCGCACGTCTTGGCGACGCTCTTCTCCGGCACGGCCAGCGCGGGCGCGGCAGGGAGTATCACGCTCGTATCTCCCGCCCCGGCGGTCGCCGACCTGCTCATCGGCTGCATCGTGCGCACGACCGGCGGGACGGGCGGCGGCGGCGGCTCCGGTTCGCTCAACAACCAGGCGCGCGTCATCACGGCCTATACGTCGGGCCGCGTGGCGAGCGTGACGCCGAACTGGGAGACCGCGCCGGACGCGACGACGACTTACGAAATCCTATTGGCCGAGGCCGCCCTGATCCGCTATGCCGACGTGAAACTCTGGGCGGCGACAGCCACGGCCAGCGATGACGTGGCGCTCAAGGCCACGCTTGCGAAAGGCACAGACATCACCGGCTTCAATGATTTGGCCGCTGGTGACATACGGACGGCGGTTGGGCTGGCGGCGGCCAACCTGGACACGCAACTCGCAGCGATAGCAGGCTACATTGATACGGAAGTCGCAGCCATCAAAGCCAAGACCGACCAACTGACCTTTACCCTTACCAACAAACTTGATGCGTCTATCCAGGCGGCGGGAGATTTCGCGCAAGGCGCGGCGGATAAAGTTTGGCTCAGCGTCCTGGAAGGCGCGCATACGGCAGGCGACGTCCTGCGCATCGCCCTGGCCGCCGTCAGCGGCAAATCGAGCAAAGTCGGCAACGTGTTCAAATACCGCGACGTGGCGGATGCGAAAGACCGTCTGGACGTGACGACCGACGGCGCGGGCAGCCGGACGACCATCACGACGCGCGACGGGACGTAATGTGTTTGGGCGCGATTATTTTGCCGCCGACTATTTCGCGACCGACTATTGGTTCGGCGACGGCGACGGCGCGCCCGCTGAAGCCGAAGCGCCGACGGGCGGCGTGGCCGCATTGTTGAGCGGGCGACATGCGGACGCGGAGCGGGAATTTGAAATATACGATGAAATCCTGCTGCTTTTGCATTGATAGGAGCCAACAATGACGAGGATCTTCACCGACGGGGCGGAATTCCAAGACTTTCTTTTCTTTTCGACCACAGTCGGCTCGCCAGTAATCGATACGGCGGTTTTCCGCAGTGGCGCAGCCAGTTATCGCGTTCCCTCTGGCTCTGGCGCCGCGTCCCAACTGCAAAAAAATATCACCGCTCTGGCGGACGGTTATGGCCGGATCGGTTTTCGGTCCAGCAATACCGCCATTGCCGCGTCGATCATGCGCTGGTTCAAGGGAACTACCGATCTGGGCTCCATCCGTTATAACGCCACGGGCCGCATTGAGTTATATACCAGCACTGGCACGCTCGTAGCGACTAGTACTAATTCGCTCACCTTAGATACCTGGTACAACCTGGAATGGCGCGTCAATATCCACGACACCACGGGCGTACTGGAAGTCAAGGTAGACGGAACGGTTTGGGTTACGTTCAGCGGCGACACCAAGCCTGGCGCGGATACGACCTTTGATACGCTTATCTTTCGAGCGGGCGGTACGGGCGGACCCAACAATTACTATGATGACCTGGCTTTCAATGACACTACCGGCGGCGTAGACGATGGCTACCCCGGCGACGGCAAGGTGGTCATCCTGGCGCCCAACGCAGCGGGCGACGTGACGCAGCTCACGCCCAGCGCGGGCAGCAATTACCAGAACGTGGACGAGATCCCGCCCGACTCCGACACGACCTATAACTCGTCCAGCACTGCAACGCAATACGACCTGTACAACCTGACGACGTTCACCATCGCCGGCAACACCGTTCTGCGCGTGTGGGCCGAGTGCCGCGCGCGCGAGGAGACCGCCGCCGGAGATTCGATCAAGGTCGGTCTGAAGACCAATAGCGTAGAATATGCCGGGAGCGCCCAGGCGGTCACGTCGAGCTATGCGCGTTACGCGGGCACGAATTACGCGACCAATCCGCAAACGCTGGCTGCCTGGACGCAGGCCGAGATAGACGCGCTCCAAGCGCGCTTTGAAGTCGTGTGAGAATACATAGTGAGCATCCGGCGCGTCACGGTCGCGGACGCGGAAATCGAATACGCGCCCTCGGCGTTCCGGCGCGTCACGGTCGCGGACGCGGAAATCGAATACGCGCCCTCGGCGTTCCGCCGCGTTACCGTCGCGGGGATACAACTCGAATATACGACCGGGGCAGCCGCTGGCACGGCGACCGGGTACGAAGCCCGCACTTTCGCGGAGGGCGCGCTGCGCTGGGTAGAAGCTTCTGGGACGGGCGGATGGACGACGGCCTCCGCCGCGCCCACGGCGCTCGTCGGATTTGTCCTGCCGGGCGCGGCCTACCGCAGCGCGCGCACGGTCGCGGCGGTGCTAGAACGCGATACGCCGCATCATCACAAACTCTTGAGCAACGATCCGGTCGAATTCCAGTTCACTTACCGGCAGGCGGTGACGGCCAACCGGCCCGATCCGGCGACCGGCAGCGGGGCCAGCGTGCCCAAGGTGCATTTCGAGATCAAGACGACCATTCCTGAAGCCCCTGCCTTCACCGCGCAGTATTTCCAATTCGAGCACTGTGCTAAAATAGCCGAGGGATGGACGGAGACCGAGCAGGGCAACGTCTGGACGGAACGCTGGCGGGCGCTTAGCATGACCGGGCCAACCGGAAGCGGTTATCTATCTTAGTCTAAAGACTATCTTCAGATAGGAGACAAGAGCCATGAGTGAGCCAAAAGCCAAATACACAATCGCCACGACCACGCGCACCAAGACGGTCAAAATGTGCGAGTGCGGCGCGACCCGCTTTCAGGGGCCGTTCACGCGCGGCGAGATCGTGGACGGCGAGTTCCGGGTGCTGGAGACGCTCTATCAGTGCGTCGGCTGCAACCGGGTCAAGCCGTTGACCCAGATCACGGATCATGAGATTGAATTACTTTCATAATGGCCCTGCCCGATTTAGTTACCGTCATCGCGCGCAATTCAGCCATCCGCGCCCGCACGATCCAGGAGGCGGAGGCCTATATCCGCTCCCGGCTGTGGGCGCTGGAAGAGTTGGCGGTCAATGAACTTTACGCCATTTACCGCGAGGCGTTCGAGCGCATGGCCTCGCGGCTGCGCAGCGTGGCGGCGCAGTACGGCGCGGGCGAGACCTGGAGCGCGTCCGATCTGGCCTTCCGCACGCGCACCGAGGCGGTTCTGGCGCAGATCGGTTCGGAACTGGAATCGCTCAACAGCGCGGCGATGGATGCGGCGTTGCGCGCCAGTGTGCGCGGCTACCAGGCCGGTTATTACGGCGGCGCATGGCAGTTGGAAGAAGGTTTGCGCACCGGCCTGCCGCTAGAAATTCCGATCCTGCCGACGGACGCCATCCGCGCCGCCATTCTCGAACCGTATATTGGCCTGACGTTCGTAGACCGCTTCCTGGACGCGCGCGGTGAGTTCGAGCGGATCGTCCGCCGCGCCATGGTTGAAAGTCAAATTGAAGGCGAGTCCATTTACCAGGCGCAGGTTCGCTTGGCGCGCGCGCTGGGCGTAGACATCTCCCGGCGCACGGCGGCAGCGCGCGCGGCGAACCAGGCTTATTTCTATCGCACCGAGTTGATCGCCCGCACGGAGATACTGCGCGCCAGCAACAACGGCGCGCTGGCGATCTATGAGCGCAACCAGGATGTGCTGCGCGGCTGGCAGTGGACGGCGACAAAGGACGAGCGCACCTGCCCGATCTGCGGCGCGCTGGACGGGCAGATCTTCCGTTTCGGCAGCCAGCACCTGCCGCCGCCGACCGGCAGCCATCCGCGCTGCCGCTGCACGCCGACGCCGGTCTTGATCAATTCCGCGCTGGAAGAGCGCATCGTCGGCGCACGGCAGACCTACCGCGAATGGGCAGCCGCGCGCGGGATCACGATCGCGCAGGATGGCGGGGTATTGTATTTCCGTTCCACGCCGCCGCCTAAATCACCGAGCGCGGGGGCGGCCAAAACCGCGCCGCATTTGTATCCGAGAGGAGCCTAGAGCCATGAAACTACCTGTCTATCATTACGGCCATCCGGCCTGCGGCGGTATTGCTTTTGAGACAGAAGATACCTTGCCCGTCAAAGTAGGCCATGAATTCGCTATCCCGAATGACCTATGCCGGACCTGTCAACGGCCTATCCGCCTGCATCTGACTGCGCCGGATACGATGATTGTCATCGCCATCCACGCGGTGACGGATGACCCGGAGGCCTGGTGTTCGTGCGATGGGACATTTAGCGACGGCGGACGTTGAAAATCTATACTTACAAGGCCGTCGTTTGACGAGAAAAAAGTGGTGACTCTTTCGACGTTCCCCGCCGCGCCACTCGTCGTCTCTCCGCCGCGCCCCCCTTCGACCGCGTACGCAGCTCAAGGCTGGCTCTTGCAGCACCGCACGGGCAGCGGCCTGTTCGTCGTCAGCCAGGCGGGGACGCTGCTCTTCAGATTGGAC